GTGCTCCCCGTTGGACAGGCGAGCGAGGATGTCGTCCGACGTGCCCGAGCCAGGGCCCCGCACCGACCCTCCACTGGAGAACTTCGACGACGAGCCTGCGGTGCCGGTCGAGTTGCGGCCCTGCGCAGCGGCCTTCTGCTCATCGGTCTTGAAGAAGATCGTCTTGCCGCGGATCCACGTCCACAGCCGCTCCATGGTCGACCGGGCCGGCTCGTCGTCAACGTCGACCTTCGACTTCGCATCTGACGGCAGATTGACCAGTGCGTCGTGGACGCCCTCGACCTTCCCCCGCGACTCGTCTGCACCGGACACGCCCACGAGCGGGTGGGCCTCGTCATTGTCGAGGTCGCCCAGCTGGTCCTTCGCTACCCGGATCTGATCCTCCAGAGCCGTGATCTTCAGATCCGTCTCCGGGGTCGGCTTCATCCGGTGAAGCTCCGCCAGTGCCTCCTCCGCGAACCACAACTGAGACCGCAGAGTCGTGTCATCAGCCTCGAGGTTGATGTCCGGAATCTGCGTGATCGTGCCAGCGAACCCCGCGGCCTGCTCGCTCACGTCCACGAACGCGTCACCGGCACGCTTCAGGTCCTCCTCGGACCCGTCCGCGAGCTGCTTCACCCGGAACGCGCCTTCAGACCCCAGCTCGATGAAGTGATCGATGAGCTGCTGCGGTGCGCCACGGTCGATGAGCTTCTGCAGGTTCTCGTGCCACGTCTCCTGCGCGACAACCTGATCCTCCATCGACTTGATCCAGTCGCGCATAGACACGTCAGCGTCGACGGCCTTCTCCGCGAAATCGACGAAGCCCTGCGAGCTGACGTACAGCTGCTCGAACATCTCGTTGAGCTGGTCCTGCGCCTCGACCGCCTCAGCCGACAGCGTGGCCACACCGGTTGCGGCGCCCTCCGCGACCGGGGGGATACCGGCGAGCCCGTCCGCGAGTTCCGCGTTCGCCTCAGCCGCCTCGCGCACAGCGTCGGGGACTTCGCCCCGCATCCAGTTCGCGTAGTCCTCCGCAGACAGACCCGTCACGTCGAGGGTGTCCGCGGTCGACTTGAGGAGATCCTCGTAGTCGGAGAAGTTCTCGACCACGAAGTCCATGTCATGGCCCTGGCTGGTCAGCCGGTCCGCGATCTTGTCGAACGCGGCAGCCGCCTTGTCGGAGGCCCCGCCTTCGGCCATCTGGACCAGGGCGTCGTCGTACGCCGCTACACCCTCAGTGGCGAGTTCCAGAGCCTGCTTGCCAGGCCGGACCTTCTGCAGGGCGAGCGTGACCTCACCAATCTTCCCCGAGTTGCGAGAGAGTTCCCCGAACGCCTCATCCAGGTTGGTGACGGCACCGGTCGTGCCAAGAAGAGTGTTGGTCAGCCAGCTGTTGGACCCCCCGCCGAACGCCTGCTCGAGCGCACCGGATGCGGCACGCCCGTGGGCAGCGAGGCCCTCCATCTCAGCAGAGAGCTTCTCGATCTTCGGAGCCGACCGGTTGGTGGCCGTGTTGATGATCGTGTCGAGCGCCTGCCATGCGACGACAGCCGCACCGACAGCGGCTGCTGCCTTCGCGACGGCGGGGCCGACCTTGCCCAGCCCAGTGGCGAACTTGCCCACGAGATCGTCCTGGCCCGCGAGAGTCTGGAACGCGGTCCGGGTCTCCAACAGGCGAGGCGCCAGGAGGAGGAAGCTGCCCGCGGCCAAGGACGCTGCCGCGGTGAGTCCTCCTACGGCGCCTGCCGCGATCTTCACCGGCTCCGGGATGCTGTCAGAGATGTCCCGCAACTCGTTCAGGCTGTCTGCGAGGGTGTTGAACCCGTCGACCAGGAGCCCGCCGCCTTCCTTGCTGACCAGCGGCTCAGCGAGTGATGCAGAGAGGTCGCGGAATCCGGCGTACACGTTCGCGAACGCGCCAGAGAACGTCTGTCGCATGTTCTCGGTCGCACCATCGAACCGTGTCTTCATGCCCTCAGCGAGCGCGTCGAGGGCCTCGCTAGCGTCGAGGGTGCCCTCGGTTACAGCGTCACGGACTTCCTGGGCCGTCATACCCATGGCGTCACCGATGAGCTGCGCGGCGTCCACGCCACGCGTGCCGAACTCATTGAACGTCTCCGCAGTGAGCTTCCCCGAGGACTCCACCTTGCCCATGACGCGGGCAAGCTCCTCGAAGTCCTGGTTCGACCCAGTAGTCGCAGCGACAGTCTCCGCGAGGGCATCCATGTAGGGGATGACCTTCTCGGTCTCAATCCCGAAACCAGTCATGGTCTGCTGGGCGCGGATGAGCGAGTCGCGCATGACCCATGTGCCGCGCCCGAACTCGTTCATCTTTTCCATCTGGCGAGCCGCACCAGCTGCGGATCCCATGACGGCGGTGAGCGCGCCCTTCGCGGTCTGGTTGAGGCTGTTGAACTCGATGCCCGATTTCGTAGCGGCCACTCCGAGCGCGACGATGGACCCACCAGCAGCGGTAAGGACCGTGCCGGCGGTCGACCATGCCTGTGCGTTGGCGTCCGCGTTGCGGGCCATCTTGGCAATCGCCGTCTCGTTCTTCGATGCCGCGTCAGCTGCTTCCTTCGCCGCGGCGGCGGACTCCTTCGCGGCCTGCGTGGAGTCCTCCATCGCCTGCTGCAGCACCTGCTCAGCGTTCGCCGCAGACTGCGACGTCTCCGCAACCTCACGGCGGGCGGATGCGACCTTCTCCTCAGCGGCGACCAGCTGTGACGCCTTCGCGTTGCTGTTCCCCTGGACCTCGAGCAACTGGGCCTCAGCCACACGGAGACGACCCGCGGCGTCCTGCTGGCGGCGGGACGCCTTCTCGAACGCATCCCCGGTCTTGGTGACGGCGACTGAGGCACGCTCAGCGGCAGTCGCCGTCTTGTCCAGGCCAGCGACAGCCTGGTTCACCTCGGCACGGAGGCGGACCACGAGAGAACGATCAGCCATGACCACCTCCTGAGGTGTTGAGAACGTGTTGTGTCCGGACCCCGTGGGATACTTCGCCTATGGGAAAGCCCGTGGTGTTCAAGAGCGCTCTCGCGCCTGAAAAGAAGACGTCGTGGTGGCCTGTCGTGGCCGTGTTCGTCGCCGTGCTGGCGCTGGCAGGGGGTCTGATCTGGCTGGCCAATGCCACCAACCAGCCCGTTGCCGCACCGGAACCGGAGCCGACAGAGACTCCGATGACGGTTCAAGAGGCGGTGGAGCTTGAGTGCGCTGCCGAACTCGCTGCCGAGCTGGGGCTCGATGAGCCGGTCGAGCTGTTCGATGTCGAGTTCAGAGACCTCGGAGACACCGGGACCATGTGGGCGGTGTCTGGCGAGGCGCGCTACCCGAACGCATCGGGACGATCGACGACGAGCGACAGCTTCAACTGCGGGGTGACCATGGACGAGAACGGGGACGTCAACGTCACTGCCTGGACCTACTGACCTTCGCGGGCCTTCTTCCGGGCCTTCGCGATCCGCATCGACTTCTCATCCAGCGACAGGAACCGCAACTCACCCGGCTTCGACTCGGTCTTGTCGTCCTGGTGTGACTTGCACGCGTAGCACTCCACCGTGCCGACTTCCCACGCGCTGTCCGGATCCCACGCCTTCGACTTCAACTGCCCACACCCACTGCAGTGCGCGGTGTCCTCGAAATGCGTCAGCGCCTCAGCCAACAGGCGGTCCTTCTCAGGCCACTCCTCCACGAACACTCCGGGCCGCACACCCCACGAGCGTGCGGCCCTGAGCGTCCTTACGAGGCGCGGTCGCTCTTCGAGCTGCTCTGAGAGAAAGGGACCGGGATCGAAACCTCCTGGGTCGCCGCGACCATCGCCGCCGCGACCAGACGGAGGATCTGCTGATCACCCAGCTTCTCCCGCATCACCTTCACCTGCTCCGGGGTGATCGACTCACGGACGACCTCACCCAGGCTGTTCTCGATCTTCACGAGGGAGCGGGCGACGAAGATCTGGTTCGCACGCGTGTTCGCGGCCTCAGCCTCCCGCTCGTACTCTCGACGCACCTCAGCAGAGAGTTCCTTCTCCCCCTCCGCCGGCTTCGGCTCGTCCGGGAAGTTCACCTCATCCCGGGCCTGATCGATCTCGTCGGGCTGCAGGGCGCGGATGTACCAGACGGTCTTGGACGCCTGCCATTGCTTGTAGAGGGCGTTGATCTCCTCGTCGATGTCCGCCAGGGACGAGTCCCCCAGGCTGCGCTCTTCCTGGTCGACTTCCGCGGCGATCTGCCGTCGGCGCTCGAGGTCTTCGTACTTCGCGAACAGATCCGGGCGCCCGTAGATGGGGACGCTGCGCTGGGCGACGGTGCCGGTCTCGAGCCACTGCGAAAACCAGTCCCCATCGGCTGGGTCGACAGGAGAGCTGCTGAACATATCGTCTTCGGCCACGGGCTTTCTCCTTCTTGAATGGCGGAAGCCCCCACGGCTGTGAGGGCTTCCCATTGCTATTGATTGATCAGTCTCGCGAGTGTGTGAACAGTTCCTGGCGGAGCGAAATGGCCGCTTCGTTGGCCTCTTCCAAGGTCATGAAGCCGCCCCGGTAGTGGGCCTGGTAGTGGTCACGCACCTTCACCCACCACCGCCCGTTGGAGAAGTACACGCCCCGGTATCCGCTCCGGTTGTTCGCGTTTAGGGTTACGCGGTGCTCGATGTTCTGCTTCGGCGTTACTGCTCTCAGGTGGGCGGGCCGAACGCAATCGCGCGAGCCGCAGAGGTGGTCGATGTGCTGCTCATCCGGGATGTCCTCCACTTCGGTGCTATAGGAAAACCGGTGAGCGGTTGTGACGCGACCGTCGAATCCCCGGAATGCGCCGTACCCGTTCCGATAGCGCGCAGCGGTCCAGGTCCAGCATTCGCCGGACTGATCGACCTTCGCCCAGAACCGGTCGCGAACGCTTGCTTGCAGTTCTGCCGCCTCATCCGGGGAGAGCATCAGCGCGTAATGCCGGACGCATGCGCCGCGGGAGCGCACAGCCGACTCGCACTCGTCGATTGAACAGGTACGCTTGGACATGTCGAGTACCTCCATACTCGGCCACACCCCCGGCTGTTAGCGCAGCGCGGGGGCTCTTCGATTGTCCGACCATCATATCGAACGCCACGGACACAAGATGTGGACCTGTGCGGCATGCCGCCCGTGGCATGGAAGAGCATGCCGCACAGGAGTTGTCAGGGTCAGCCGCCGGTGCCGGCTGCGACCTTGGCGTCGAGCCACGCATCCTGCACGAGCCCGACCACGCGACGCTTGATGTAGCCGCCCTGGTCTCCCGGCTTCTGAGGGTTGTCGAGCAGGATCTCGTACCCGCTCACCTCGTCATCAGCAGCCCAATCCGCCAGGGACTTCCGGGAGGTCTCGCGCTCGTAGATGTACAGACGCGCACCCTTGGTCTTCACCGCCTGGTAGAGGGCATCTCCAATGCCTTCCTCGGTGTCGTCCTCACCGGTTTCGGGCTGCCCCTCCTCGGTGAAGTACCGGAACACGGTGAACTCCGCCGTGAAGTTGCTTGGGCCGAGCGCCTGCACGTTTCCTTCGCGGCACAGCGGCTTCTCATCGACTGTCTCGGAGGCCGCAGGGCCCACGTTCCAGTCCTGGCTGGCGATTCGGCACGAGGCCTGGATTCCAGCGTCCAGCTCCGCGACGGTGGGAGCGGAGGGGTTGGCGGGTCGAGTCGACAGGACTGCGACCTTGACCTTTCCATCAGCGAGTGAGAGAGGCATTTCAGGACTCCTTCGGTTCGTTCTTGAGGGTGGGGATCTGGGGACGCGGCTCGGTGACCTGGACGGTCTTGGGCTGGTCCGGTCGGTGGTGCTTGCGTGCCTTGATGTGGGGGAAGAGGCTGGGCCACTGGGAGGGGACGCGCATCTTCTGTCCCGTCCGTGTGTCGATGGCCTCGATGAACTTGTCGGGCATGGGTTTCCCTTCGTGAATGACGAAGGCCCCCACGACGTTCGTGAGGGCCAGAGCGGGGCAGGAGGGTTTACGGCTGCAGGAGCATGAAGGCGAGTGGCTGGTAGAAGCGTCCTGGGGTGACGGTCTCGTCCCACTGAACAGCCACGTGGGGGTCTGTGTGCCGCAGCTCCCCACCACCGGGGAGGGTCTGCCGGTGCAGGAGCCCAATCGCCTGCTGAGAGTGATGACGGACGGTCTCGACGGAGCCGGCGGCGACGGTGATGGTGAGGTCGGAGCGGGAGTTCTGGTGCGAGTACGCCAGGTCCTGCTCCTCGCCTTCCCTGGTGGGCATCGCCCAGATGACCATGTACGGGCGGATGATCGCGGTGCCGGGGAACGTGGGTATCTGGTCGGGGACGTGCCCGTCGTAGACGAGCGCCCCCGTGAGACCGAGCCGGTTGATGAGGTGGGCGACCAGTTCTTCGGTCGTCATCCGACGGTCCCGTCAAGGAGCATGCTCATGGCTTTCTCGAGGTTGGGTGCGCGCCGGTCGAACGCGGGCCCGAGGAACGGGCGGGGCGCCATCCGACTCGTCCCGTGCTCGAGGAAGTGCGCGTAACTCACCGTGGGTCCGATCTCAGCCTCCACCACGCCATTCGTCTCGGTGAGGTCGTGGCCGATGCTCGCCCGTAGGTTGCCGGTGCGGACGGGTGCGTACACCTTCGCATCGCTGGTGATGTCGGCAGCGGTCTTCGCCACGGCCTGGCGGGCCATGTTCTGGGCCTTCGCGCTGGTCTTGCGGAGGTCTGTTGCGAACGCCCTCAGGTCATCACTCATGTCGCCTCCGGTTCTGTTCGACGCAGGCGAGGTCTCTGGTCCAGTTCGTCGTCCCCGACTCCACCGTCACCACTGTCAGGACAGCTCCGTTCAGGCGGGGGTCGTCCGGGTTCGCGGTGATGGTGATGACGTCGCGGTACCCCAGATCCGTGAGATGGATCGGTACCGAGACGCGGTGGGTCACCTGCACCTCAGTGCTGTCCACGACCACGACAGGCCTCGCGGACTGGGACAGGAACTGCGCACTGCACGGCTTCTCGTCCCACACTGGGGTGCCGTAGATGATCCCCTCAGGGCCACCAGCCCGATCCGCCCGCCGCGCATCGCAAGTGCCTGTGAGGAACCCCTCCGCCGCTGGCCTGTGATGCTCCGACCAGTTGTCCGGCATGATGCGGGTGGTGCTCAGCGGCGCCATTCCTCCCCCTCGACTCGCGTCGGCAGGAGCGGCTCGGTCAGGAGGAAGAACGACTCCTCCTCCACCTGATCCTCACCGTCCGCCTCATCCCGCAAAGCACGAGCATGAGCACGCAGAGCATCCGCCACCGCAGGCCCATCGGTCTGACGGTCCTGCGTGCGGATCTTCTTCGACAGCAGCGCCTCAGACGAGGCGATCGTGTCGAGTGCCGCCGCAGCAGCACGCTTGACGTTGCCCCCATGGATCTCGAGGAACCCGAGGATCTGCTCATCGTCCAGGACTAGGTTGTCGACATCCGTGTCGGCAATGAGAAGTCTGACCCGGCCAGAGTCATCGGTGTAGTTGATCGCTTTAGCCACCGACGTGCCTCCACTTCTTCCGTTTGACGATGTCCGCGACCGTAGAGAATGCAACCCCGTACTTCGCAGCAAGCTGCTTGTACGTCATCCCTCCCCGACGTTCAGTGCGCAGATCAATCACGAGTTCTTCGGTGAGGATCGCGTTCGCGTGCTGAGACCCGCGAGGAAGAACGCTGTCCGGTCGGCGGCGCCCTTTGGAGGACATGTCACGCATGTTGTCTGTGTGCGTTCCACTACGCAGGTGCGCCGGGTTGAGACATGGCGGGTTGTCACACGAGTGGAGGATGTGCATACCGTCTTCAATAGGCCCGACTGCGTGTTCATACATGACGCGGTGCGCAGCGTAGAGCTTGTAACCGATCCGAACTTGCCCGTACCCGCTGGAGCTGGTTGATCCTCGCCACTCCCAGCACCCTGTTTCGGTGACATCCCATCCGTGGTGGCGGAGTCGGTCGATCGGGTCCAGTGACGCGCTTGCCTGGGGTCGCCGTCCTGCAACCGGATCTCCGTTGCGCCTCCACCGCAAGCAGTGGGTGTTGCACCACTCTCGGCGCTCCGCTTCTTTGTCGCAGCCGTCGATTGTGCAGGTACGATTCTTGGTAGCCATCTCAACTCCTGAACAGTTGGGCTTGGTGAGGCCCGTCCGGAGATTGCCGTCTCCTGGCGGGCCGTTCTATTCGGTTGCGTGTCCTATTCTACCGTCGAGCACGGACACAGGAGGAGGCGCATCTGGCCAACCTCAGTGCTGTAGTCGATCATCTGCGCCCCCTCCCCTCAGGTCTCAGGCGGTGCCGTTGGAGGCGTACACGCCCGTCTTGAACCCCGCATCGATACCGACCACAGAACGACCCCGGTAGTGGATGGTGTCGTCGTTGAACGACCCCTCCTCCACCGGAATGTCCCCACCACCGACAGCGGAACCCTGGTCGCGCTTGACCCGGATGTCGACGTCGGGGTGACCGTTGAGCTTCGTGCGGATGATCGACGGCAGATCCGACGTCTTGCCCTGCACGAGCGCCCACCCGTCCGCGTTGACACGCGCACCGATCGTGCGGGACTCCAGCGGGGTGACGATGCCGCGGTACGGGTTGTCGACCTCCGTCTCCGTCACCTTCGAACCCGTGGTCACCTTCGTGACGATGCGGGCTGCAGTGAGGACACGCCCCACCTCGCCACGCAGTGCGGGGCCGTGCACGAGGACGAGGTTCGACGTGTCGACGAGCTCGTCCCGGTGGTTGGTGCGCTGGGCGAGCGTCTTGATCGCCGCGTCCAGCGCCTCGGGGGTGAACTTCTCGGTGCCGGGGGTGCCGAAGAAGTTCGCGTTCCAGCTGTTGCCGTCGGTGAGGAGGTCCGCGACGACCGTGTTCTGGGTCTTGCGGGCACCGTTGCCGAGAGCGCGGGGGAAGTTCGCCAGCTCAGCGAAGCGGCGACGCAGACGCAGCTCCCAGGTGAGACCGTACGTGCGACCGTACTTGCCGGTGCCGTGCTCGATCTCGGTCTCCTGCATGCGACCGGACTTGTACTCCTCGCCCTCACCGACAGGCGCGAACTCGGTGGCTCCCCACAGGTCGACGAGCTTGCGGCGCTCGAAGTCATCCACCGTCGTGTCGGTGAGGATGCTCTCGAACTCGAGCGGCGTGTCCTGGTAGGCCTTGAGGGCCTGCTTCTCGAACGCGTCACCCAGGAGGACCGGGAAGTCGCTCGTGGAGAACGCCTCGAGGAGGACGGCCTGGGCGAGGGGCTTGCTGCCGTTGCGGCCGCGGGCGAACAGGGAGGCGGCCTCGTGGACCTTCTCCGCACGCGTCGTAGCGCGCCGGAATCCCTCCTGCATCAGATCAATGGTGTCCATGTTCTTGTGCCTTTCGGTCAGCCGGCAGACGCCGGGGTCGGGGTGACGAAGCCGAACGGTGCGACCTCTGCAGGGGCGGTGCCGGTGCCCTTGACGGCGAGGGAGACGCCCCACGCGGTGTCACCCGCGGTCGCGGTCAGCGCGCCGGAGGCGTTGAGGTAGACGACCTGCCCCTCCGTGAGTGCGCCGGCGACGGGGATCTCCCAGGATCCGTCCGTCCACACGGTCACGCGGTCGCCCTCGTGGGCGTCGATGAGGGCGACACCTCGGACTGCGCCGATCGCGACAGGGCTGCCGCTGGTGTAGTCCTGGTCGGCGGTGAGGGCGATGTGCTTCGCCTCGGGGTAGAGCTGGTTCTTCGCCATGGTCAGGCTCCTTCCAGAGCAGCGATGATGTCGTCGTCGGTGACCTTCTTGGCCTCTTCGACGGGGCGGGTCTCACCGAGGTTGGTGACGCCGCCGGTGGGGGTGAGCTTGGCGGCGCGGTCCTTCGCCTCAGCGATGATGGTGTCGTCGTCCGTGTCCGCCGCCGTGTGCTTCTCGGTGAGGAGAGCGGCGACTCCTGCCGGGTCGTCGATGCCGTCGAACTCCGCCTCGATGAGCTTGGAGACGTGGGTGGCGCGTGCCGCCTTCGTCTTCTCCGCCTCGAGCGTCTCGATCTTGGTGTTGGCTTCGGCCAGCTGCGTTTCGAGCGTGTCTGCCCGGCTGGCCTTCTCGGTGAGTGCCGCGTGCGCGGACTCCTCGATCTGGATGTGTCCCATGAGGGTTCCTTCCTGGGATTCGTTGACTGGTGCTTCCTGTCCAGCCGGGGGCTGGGAGGTCTCAGTGCCACGGGCGGGGACGTACACGGTCGTCGGCACCACTGGGGAGGGTTCACCGTCGAGGGTGATGGTGATGCCGTTGCGGGTGTAGGCCTGCTGGTAGGTGGTCTCGCCGTCGTCACTGTCGATGTCGAACCACACGTGCTCACCGTCGTGGTCGCGCACCCACACGTACCCATTCGGGTGGGCAGCGCGGACGGCCTTGCGCAGCAGGTCGCGGGTCTCATCGTTGACACCCTCACGCAGCGACTCGAGGACCTCGAGGATCCGCCCACCGCGTCCGGCCTTCGTCACGAAGTCCACGCTGCGGGCTTCGGTGAGGCGGGTGACGATGCGGCCTTCGCTGGTCTCCTTCACTTCCCCGGAGGCTCGGATGCTGACCCCGATGTCGTCCTTCATCTCAGCGAGGATCGGCTTCCAGTGGGAGTAGATCTTCGCTTCTGCGACGAGGCCGCCCGATTCGTCGTCCCACCGTGCGTCCTCCGTGAGGACACCGACGAGGTCGCGGAGGGACCCTTCCGGCTTCTCCCACGTCTGTGCTTCGGTGGCGTGGTCGAGGTACATGTGGGTGCCGGCGGGGAAGATGCGGTCGCGTTCGGCGGCTTCGATCGTCTCCCGCGGGTAGGTGCCGGAGGAGCCGACGCCGGGGGTGATGACGCCGATGCGGAAGCGTCCGCCTGCCTGTGTGAGGGTTGCGGTTTCGCGGAGGAGGGTCATGTGGTCTCCTTCCGGAGCGTTGCGAGTGGGGTGGCTTGGTAGGAGTCCCGCCACCCGTCGTTACTGGTCAGGGTGGACAGGTCAGAGATGGTGATGCGACCGTCCATGAGCAGCTGATACCGGTCCGCCCCCAACGCCTGGAGTGCGTCCTGCGGGTTGTCGCGGATCCAGTCCTCAGCCGTGGTGATGAGGTCGGCGGGTTCGTCGAGATCGGGGAAGCCGAGGTCTGCCCATGTCTGTGTCTTCGGCAGCGCGGTGCATCGCCCATTCGGGTGGTCGAGGGGCCCCGGCTCGCCCTTGGGGTGGATGGTGCCGTGTTGGGCGATGCAGGACGGGCACGTCGTCGCATCCAACTGCGTCCACCAGATCCAGGAGGTGACGGTGTCGTTGGCTCGCATCTGGTCGTGATTCGCAGCCCTGTGCGCGTCGAGGAGCTCTGTGCGTGCGATCCTCGTGGCGCGGGCCAGTCCCCCGTTGAACGAGGATCGGGTGCGCTTGAGCATCTCCCTGGCGGCCTTGTCCGGATGCCAGCCGGCAGGCACAGCACGAATCAGGGATGCCTTCACCGCATCCAGAGCATCAGGGGCGAGCGGCATGCTGTCCGCGACGATCCGGCTCATGGTGCGGTCGATGATGGCCTGCATCGCCGCCGCATCCACCCGCGTGAACGACTGGAAGACCGGCAGATCCGGGAGTTGGGAGGCGACGACCTGAGAGGTCATGTCCGCTGTGCGGCGCACGATCTCCTGCAGCGGCTCACCTAGGACGTTCTCGAACTCCCCCACCAGTTCGGTGAGCTTGTCCGCCGTCACGGTGAGAGCGCGCTGTGTGCGGGCCAGTTGGGCGATCTGCGCGGGATGCAGCACCTCCCCTGTCGAGCGGGCGGCGACGATCTCACCCACTACCAGCTCCCACTCCGCGCTGATCTCGTGCCACGCCTGCGACCAGCGGGCGACCAGGGCACGAGTCACAGCGTCCACGTACCCGTCTGTGAGGCGCCGCAGTTCAGACTGCAGCCGGATCGTGATGGCGGTGATGGCCACTATTCGCCCCGCTCGAAGCGGCGCACAGCGTCATCCGCGGCGGTCACGTCGGGGTCGATCCACTGGCCGTCCGCGTCGGTCATCGTTTCGATGATCTCGTCCACATCCCGCACGTTCAGGGCGCGCAGCAGGAGGCGCAGGGTTTCGACGGGCGGCATCTTGCCCGTCGCATCAGCGGCGACGATTGCGTTGACGAGCGTCTCAATCGGGGTCTTGCCGAGGTCGGGCCACACGATGTCGAGCGTGCGGTCGTCGACCCCACCGATCGTGACGGTCTCCCGACCCGAATACTGGTCGACGGTCACACTGCCGTGGAGGGGCCCCTGGGGTGCGAGGACCGCCTGATCGATGACGTACCCGATGACACGCCGGTACGTTTCGGTCCACACCTCACGGCGGCCACCCATCTCCAGCTCGGTCGGCTGGTCGAGGGTCTCCGCGACAGCACGTGCCCCGGTCTGGCCGGGATCAGCTAGGAGGGTAGTGACGGGGAATCCGAGCGCAGACGCGATCATCGTCGCGAGGGGCCGTCCGGACTCAGCGTCGATCGTCGCACCCGTCTTCGGGACAGCCTCGAGCTGATCTTCCGGACCCATGTGGGCGACGCCGCCGGCAGACTGTTGGGCTGAGAGTGCGGCGCGGGCCTGCTGTGCGGCGGACCGCTTCGAAGACGTGCGCCACGCGATGCGGGACAGGCTCTTCATGAGGACTGCCCAGTCCTCGAGGAACTCCTTGTAGGCACGCGCCCATGGGAGGGCTGCGTAGGCGTCGGGGATGCCCCACTTCGCGCCCAGGGCGACGTTGACCTTCACGTGGTAGACAGGCGCATCCCACTGGACGGGATGCCCGTCGATGAGCGGGTTCCGCCGGCGGGGCGTGTGGCCGAGTGCTGGGTACCAGACGGTTTCCTGCCGGGACGTGATGCGGCCGGTGCGTTCACCGATCTGCTCGCGGATGAAGTCGCGACGGTAGAACCACGGCTCCGACTTGTCCTCCGGGTTCGTGATGATGTCGCTAATCTCGTCAACATCCAGGGTGCGCGGCTCCACACGTCCCGTTCGGGGGCTCGTGAAGAGGGCGATGAACACGTTGCCGTCGGTGCCGAGCGCGTTCTCCATCTGCTCACGGGCCTGCGCACCGGAGAACACGGAACGGGTGTGGTCGTCATCGAGGAACGCCTGGACGATCGCATTCACGTCCTGCTCCGCCCCGTCACCCACACTGCGTGCGCTGATGCCGACACCACTGCCGAACACGTACGCGGCCCGCAAGTTGAGGCCCCGCTTGATGAGGGGGTTGGCGACGTGCATGACCCGGCACGTGCGGGAGATCGTGCGCAAGCCTTCGCGGGTCATGTCCCGCTCAGTTGCCTGCGTGAGCGCCTGCCAGCCCGCATCCTCCCGATACAGGGCCGCCATGGAGTGGAGCTGGTTGTGAGCTTCCTCGAGCTGATGAGACAGCGTCGACAGGCGCCCGTCATCCGGGAACTCGGTGGGGGTGGCCATGCCCTCACGGATCCATGAGAAAAGCGACACAGGCCACCTCCTACGCATTGAAACACCTGTGCTTTGGTGTTTGTGGTCGCCTATAATTGGGCCATGAAGAAAACTCTCATCGGCGGCGTCAGCGTCCCCGCCACAGCATCCGTGTCAGTCGACAGTCCGATGCCGGCAACGCTGACGTTCACCGCTACCGCGGACGGCTACAGGCTCGTCAACCTCACCTGCACCGGGTCAACGCAAGCCCCGATTACCGGCGCCCTGTTGCGCGATCTCCCGATCCAGCAGATCGCGTCTGGGCTGTTCATTCGGGAGGCCGGTGGGCAAATTGACACGTCAATCCCTGCCGAGCTTCTAACCGAGTGGCCTCGAGGAGACGTGGGTCCTCTGCTCGAGCGCGTGCGCGCTGTGCGCGACCTGGCGATTGCCACCGGGCAGTACCCGATGACGGTCTTGCAGCAGGAAACCGGTATGTCGCGTGCCACCGTGAACCGGATGGTCAACGCGATCGCGTAGGTCACCCTCTACCAAGGGGAAATCGTCCAGCCCCGTTCATCCATGAGGTCGTATTCGTCAGGCTGGTGGAATCCTCCGTTGAGGATTGGCAGCAAGAGAATCCTGTTTATGGCTTGAGACAGAGCGTCAACCGTGTCATCTGTCGGGCTGTTCGGGAAGTGCTTCGCCTCTTCGAGGAGGTCCGTCACGTTCGGCAGCAGGTGCGGTTCAGGCAGGATGACGTCCTTCGACCACACCAGAGGGCTGATCGCGGAAGCGCGGGCGTACTTCGACCCTTCCGGCTCGATCGGGATGAGTCCGTTCACCTGCCGGTTGAGGGCGTTGATGACGGCGGGCCCGTTGGCCTTGTCCTCGATGAACTTCGCGACGGCCTCGGGCCACTTCGCGGTCATCGCTGTGATCGCAGCCACGGTCTGGGTGAAGTTCAGCCGCTCCCGCACCTGATCCAACAGGTACGCCTGTGTTCCGACGCGCAGCCACACCTGCCCGACGACGTAGTCGGACGACTTCGTGTCCTTGAACGTGAGGTCCCACGACTGGACGAGCTCCTGGTCGTCTCGGTGGATGCCCGGCACGGTGCGGTGGCCGTCGGGGTGTTCGATCCAGAGCGGCTGGTCGTATCGTGCCCACTCGTCGTCCTTCGGGAACACGCCACCCTCGTCCGGGGATGGCCGGCCCTGGTACAGGGATGCCCACGTCTTCGGGCCGGAGGCTTTCTTCCGTGCCTCCCACTGGTTCGTGGTGCGTCCGCGGGCGGAGAGCATGAACTCGCCCGGCTCGCGATCGAGGACGTCCGTCTCACCCTTCTCTGGGCGGTGGTCGGCTTGGGCGGGGATGTTGAGGAACTCCCAGTCCGAGTCCGCTTCCGCGATGAGTCTGCCGGCGAGGTCGTCGGAGTGCCAGCGGGTGAGGATGATGATGACGGGTGCGCCGGGCGCGAGTCGGGACAGGGCGGTGTCTGTCCACCATTCCCATGTCTTCTCGCGGATGGTGGGGCTGTCGGCTTGCTCGCGGCCCTTCACGGGGTCGTCGATGAGGAGGATGTCGACGGGTCGTCCGGTCATGGCGCCACCGACGCCGGTGGAGAACATGCCGCCGTCGTGGCCGTCGAGCTGCCATTCGCGCTGCGCACTCACGTCGTCGCGGATCGTCAGCCCGAGGTTGGGGTGTTGGCGGATGTCGTCGCGGACGGTGCGGCCCCAGCGTTCCGCGATCCTGGCTTCGTAGGACGCCATGGCGATGCGTAGTTCACGGTTCTGGGTGAGGGCCCAGAGGGGGAAGCGGCGGGACGCCCTTTGGCTCTTGCCTTCCTGGGGTGGCATGGAGATGATGAGCCGGCTGTCGGGGGTGTTGAACGCTTCGACGAGCTTCTGGTCGATCAGCTCGAGTGCGGGGGTTTGGATGGTGCGGGGGTCGAGGGCTTGTGCCATCGCGCCGGGTGTGGCCCATTTGGGGCCTGTGGTTTCGCGTTGTGCGAGGAAGTGATCGCGCCAGTCGACTGTCATGGGTGAATCCCATCGGTGTCATTTGTCGCGCTAGCGCGAGCGTACCACAGCATGTGTCAAATCACGTTTCTCATGGTTGGGTTGCGGCGGGTCGCGGCCTCGTCCGCTTCGGTGAGGTCGTGGAGGTTGTAGAGGCGGAGACGCGGGTGGGGTTGGGTTTCGCGGATCGGGTACCGGTTGCGCCAGTTCCAGAACGTCTGCCGGGTGATGCCGAACTGGTCGAGAGCCTGCTGCCGGGTCACCCACTCGTCTCGATCGAGGCTGGTCACTGGAAGTCCGCCCTCCTGATGATCTCGCCGCAGCACCGGCAGTGGTCCGCGACTAGGTAGTCGCTTGCCGTGCCGGTCGCGTCGTATGCGTAGATGGGGTCGAGGTGCGTCCGGTC